CAATGAATTTTCCTTCCACCACGTGTGAATCGATAATGCCTTGGATAACACGCGCAACTTTTCGAAGCTGAATGGCAAAAGTTTTTTCGACCGATTTTGTTGCTGAGAATTTAGCCACCAAAAAATTCCTTGATTCTGTTTCCTAGAGAGACTCTCGGCGCACGCGCTTCTGGGATTCTTTGTTGAGGAGGCTCAGGTGTTACGGACTCACGCGGGCTGTAAGCAGGCGGCTCTGTGATTTGTGATTCTTGTATATCTTTCTCATCTATATTGGTGTATATACCCGTTTCATTTGATGATTGTTTGAGTTCTTTTAATGCTGTTTCGTGGCTAATGATTCCTTTCTCATATAACATCGCGATGTTCACGGCGATTAGTTCTGAAATCTGAGCCTTCTCTTTCGCTTCGGTCTGCCAAAGAGGTACAAACTCAAAATCCATACCTTTTGGTGCTTCTTCACCAAATTTTGACATGTGAAGAACTCTCAACACTTTTAGGATGCCTTCCGATAGACCGCAGCTCTCTTGCTTTGCCCGCACCTTGTCGTAGTACATCCGCAAGTCACTCTCACCAGAGGAAAATCCTGATGGCGACTGGCCGAAGAGACGTACCATGGTCGAGTCGAGTGATGCCGCGATCTGCTGCCCGAACTGCCACATCACATCGGAAATTCCCGCGAAAGAGTAGCTATGCGTCGTCAGTGTGTCTAAAGAGTCGATGAGAGACATGCCTACTGCACTTTGCATCATACCCATCGTCATAAAGGACTTGAGCAGGTTCTCCTCTGCAACCCCACCCGCAGCCAAAACCTCCCGCATGCCATTTACACTTACGGTCTGAAGGTGAGCTTTTTGGATTAAATTCGCTGTTCCAAAGGTCACCGTGTCATATGGCAAGATACGATCGTAAATCCTTTCGATCACAGATTCTCCCCACAGCTGCTCTGTAATTGCTTGAAAATGTGGCAGTTTTATTCCGATAAATCTGATTACACGAGAATGGTGATAGGTGATGGAGGCGCGGCGGCCGTTGCTCATGTCAGCAAGCACGGTGTAGAAAGCTGGAAGCCCCGCTTCTTTTCCCGTCTCGATGAGGAGTTGTATGTCGGTGTTTAATTGCCATCTATTAAAAACCAAAAGCCCTTTAAATTGATCCTTTCCAACTCTAGAAACGTCAAGCGGCGATGAAGGATCTTGTCCATCGATGTCTATGACAGCTAGCGCGCCGCCATAAAGTCTTCCCCACTTTATGGCATTCTGAAGTTCCTGCCAAATCCCCATCCGATTGAAAGAGGATAAAATTTCTTGCTCTCTCAAAGGGTCTGAATCCGATTTTATAGTTATGCCTTCACGCACCATGTCTTCAGCATACGAATCGATTGCAGCACCCACTATCCAACTGCCGCGGTACATCCGTTCTAATTTCAATCTATCGCGGGTCACATAATTAAAATCATAATCCCCTGCGCTTAGGATATTTTTGGTTTCTCGGTTTACACCCAACTGCGCGGCAAAATTTGTGTAACCATCTGTGAAACGTGTCTCGGTAACTTTTGGTTTTTTGCTCTTTAAATTTTTTGTCATAAAATATTTTCCCATTGCAGCGTGACGTTTCTCGCCAACATATTTGATATGGCGTCTAGCATCGGGTCGATCTGGTCGTCATGCTTATGGCCACCATCAGGAGAAAATTCCTCACACTCACGGATGAAGTCTGACACGAAAGGAGCATTTTTAGGTAGCATGACATATCCTGACTCTATGTACCCTAAAACGTCAAGTACTCTGGTGTACTTATCAATCGTTCTTTCGATGGGAAAGACTGGCATATGATGCTTTGTCCTTAGCTCTTGGATCAGGCCTGTACCTGAAGCTTTATCTTCGACGAAAGTTTTACGAAGCTGACCTACATATGATCGATTCTGTTCCACATGCTTGTTCCAAAAATCAATTGCTCTCCGTTTTAGCTCAGGTGATTCCCATTTACCCCTAATTTGGTCAACCAAGTATACTTTCCCGTCTGTTCCGAGACCCCAAATTTGGAACACTGAGTAATCGTTACTTTCCTTAGTTTTTAGAGCTGTATCTGCGTAAATCTCTCTGTATTTCAAAACTGGGAGAATATCATATCGCCCAAAGTACTCCCCACGGATCAGGTTGCCACCGACAGCTGTCGGTCTTCCTTGGTACAAAGATTCCCACTCGTGGGTAGGCATTATTTTTTTTCTCTCCAACAGAAAATCTATTGATTTCAGTTGGGGGAAAAGAGCGTCGCCTATGTCTCTGTGTTTTTCTTTTTGCTCTGATATAGCGTCATATGAGATGATTTTTATATCATCACCAAAATTTTCAAACATCCTCCCTAGAGGATCATCGATATGCCATCGCGTCGCTATGGTGAGAAAAGCTGCGTTTTCACTAAAACGGGAAAAGAAGTCACTGGTAAACCACTCCCAGGTCGCGTCACGCGTCACCAGGGAGTTTGCATCCTTGCGTCCTTTGATTGGGTCGTCCAACACCCCGATGTCCAGCCCTTCCCCCGTTATTGACCCTCTCACGGTGGTATTCCTAAAGTATCCTGCGGTCGAATCGAACTCGATGATCTCGCGCGTCTTGGTTGGGGCGCTATCTCGTAAGTTCTTTCCAGTCTCGTTGACCACTAGATCGGGAAAAATTTTTTTATAGATCTTGCTGGTAAAGATTCTTTGGCAAGCCAGATTGGCGCGTGTACCTAGCTTCTTGCTGTAAGACGCATAGATGGTGCGTAGGGAAGGGTTTTTTCCTGATATCCATGTGATGAGCTCGATCGCCATCGTCGACTTTCCGTGTTGGGGCGGTGCTGATATCGCTAGTTTCGGCCGTCTACCTTTCTCCATGTCTTCGTAAAAGCCTTGGAGTTCGTCTGACATCTCCTTTTGCCACCAGCCTAGCAGCATGTCTTTCGTGATCGCTTGGCGGTATACCCAGAAGCTTTCTCGTGCTTTTTGGATCCAAAGTTGCTCGTAAAGGTCAAGATCATCAAGCGTCATCTTTTCCTTTCACCGTGAAAGTTTTTGGGAGTCCTCTTGCTTCTAACTCCTTTTCAAGCTCTTCGGTACTCAACTCTTTTTTTCTGTCAGTCACTTGAAGCGTGATGTGCGAGGGCTCCGCCGCGGCTTTTTTTGCAATCACATAATCCAAAAAATCACAATTTCCTTTGCTCATCAAATTCAATGCAAGTTTAAGCGCTCCTCTCTCTAAAACGGTGCTATTCGGGTTTGTCGCAAAGCTTTTTGCCTCTTCGATAGTCATCGAACATATCTTTGCGAAAAGTGTTTTTATGTCTTGCTTTTCATATCCTTCGATCCCTAGAGAATTTATGAGTTTTCGTGGCCGCCCGTTCGGGTTTCCACTTTGTCCTTTCACAAAGGGGTGAAGTGTGCCGCCGCGGCCTCCAGGAATTGATGGTCGATCTAGCGCAATTTTTCTTTCTTTTTTCATTTTATCTCTGTTTTTTTGAGTTGATCGTTGAATTTTTCTATGAATGACGCATTTTTTAACCGATTTTCGATAATTTTCGTTACCCACGTTGTAAAAATCACTCCATCTTTCTTGCTAGCATCTTTCCACCGCGTTTTTTGATCGCATGTGACCCTCATGTGCAGGTAAGCCTCCTTTTTCTCTTTCCCTGATTTTTTTGGTTCATCATTTTGCATGTTCCCACCACCAACCCCCGTTTTTTGATATTGCCTAATCTGGGCAATTTTGTCAACACAAAACGTCTTAAAAATATATAATCATATTTTAACAAGTTTGATCTTAAAAATATCATTTCAAGTTTACAATACGTTTCAAACCGTTTATTTTAACTTTATGATCTTTTTTGTAACTTTTGTCCCACCTTTTTTTGCCTTTGTATGGCCCTAGGACGAAAAATCCCCTTTAAAATCAAAGTGCGTACTGGTTTCCTGGCTCGTACTGCGAATGGCAAGACTACATAACCTAAATGAATATACACACATTATACTGTATACTAACCCCCTTATTATATATATATAATAATAAATATATATATAAAGACAGTATAGACAGTATATATAGTACCGCCATTGATTTTAAAGGGGATTTTTCGTACTGGGTCTAAAAAAGCAGCCAGTACAGCCAGTACAGAGGCCAAAAAAAGCTTGATTTCTGATCCACTTGT